GTATGGTTGAACAAACAGGATTGCTTGGTAACTTTGGCCAGAATATGCAGCGTGGGTTTGGCCGCATAGGTGATGCGATTACTGGTCAGGATCAAAACGCAAGCGACAGATTAGCAATTGCTTTGATGAGCTTGTCTGGTAATCCACAACAGCTACAGCCTCTAATGAGAATGGCGGCAAGCGATATACAAGAACGTCGCAAACAAGATAAAATTAACAAAACAGCAGATTTTTTAAGATCGCAAGGTTTGGGCGGTGCAGCCGGTTTAATGGAGGCAGGTATTTTCACTGGTTCAGAGGCAATAAATTTTAGTCGTGATCAACGCAAAAGAGAGTTAGCAGAGCAAGCCGCAGCGTTAATTAAGTCTGGAGACACGCAGGGAGCAATGGCTATTCTTGCTGAAATAAGCCCCACAGCCATTGGACAACAACTTGCAGCAAGATTAGGGCAACCAGGTTATGAAATATTGGGTGGTGGCAAGTATACGTTATTCAGACCAGGTGACGGAAGTGCTCCAACTATAACACCTAATCAAAATGTAATAGATGCAGAGAGGGAAATAGCGCAGAAAGACAAGGTTGCCGCAGGGTTGCCGACTGTTACACAAAAAGCAGAAGATGCAGACTTTGAGGCAATCCAATCATTAGATTTCTTAATACAAGACGCAAATGAAATTATAAAAGATTTTGGCTATGATGCAGAAACTAATAGTTTTAAAGGCCCATTGAGCATTGGCGTTGATGGCTACTTATCTGGCGCATTAGGCAGCTTTGGTGTTGGTGAAGAAAATATTAAAATTTCAAAAGCAAGAGATCAATTTGACCGGTTTAAGACAAGGTTAATTAATACAAGTTTGCGTTTAAACAAAGGTGTTCAGACTGAGGGCGATGCGCAAAGAGCCGCAAAAGAATTGGGAGATGCAAGAACTGAAGCAACTGCTTATGCAGCAATGATTGAGTTGTTGCAAATTAATGAGAGAGCTAGAGCAGCAAAAGCGCGTGCAATAAATGACCGTCGTAAAAGGCTTGGGTTTCCTGCAACTGAAATACCCGACACTCCAGAAATTCCTAGCTTAAATTGGAGTCTTAAATAATGATCATTGTTATTGATGGTATTGGCGAAGTTGAAGTTGATGACGCTTTCAAAAATCTAACTAAGACACAGCAAAATATTTTTGTTGATCAGATAAGAGAGCAAGTTAGAGCCGGTGCAAAAAATAAACAAGATGCAGATAAACCTGTTGAAAAACAGCGTGGTAGAGCCTTTGCACAAGGCGTTTTTCTTGGCTTTGCAGATGAGTTAGAGGCTGCGATTAGAAATCCTGTTAGCGCGTTAGGTTCTGCTTTAGGTCTCTCTGAGGGAAAAAGTTATAAAGAAAACTTAGATGTAATTCGTAAAAAATTAGACAGCTATAGAAGTGCTAATCCATTAGAGGCATTAGCCTCTGAAATGGCGGGCGCAGGTGTAACAACACTTGGATTAGGAGCACTTACAGCAGGCGCAGGCGGCGCGGCAACGGCTGCTGCAACATCGTCAAGATTAGCACCATTGGTTGCACGAACTGCCGCGCTTGGTGCAGGCGAAGGTGCAGTAGCAGGTTTTGGTGCGGGTGAAGGTGGCTTTTCAGAGAGAGCAAAGACAGCAGCAACTGGCGCTGCAATTGGTGGTGCGCTTGGAACGGCGGCACCTTTAGCAGTGCAGCAAGGCGGCAAATTAGTGCGCAGAGTTGGTGATACGCTAGGCGTTGGCGGTCAAAAACGTGCAGATGCATTTGCAGAGCGAAAAGTCTTAGAGAATTTAGACAGAGATAATTTAACACCAGACACAGCCTTAAAAAGCCTTAAAGAAGCGCAAGACTTGGGAATTGAAGATATAACCATTGCTGATTTAGGTGAAAATTTGCGTGGCAGTGGTTGGAGGGCGCAAATTGTACCTAACAAGCAGCGTCAAAAAACAATTGATCAATTTGATGAAAGAAAAACCAGACAAGCTGAACAAATTACGGAACAAGCAAAAACGCTTTCTAATACAACAGAAGATACTGGCTTAACATATTTAGACAACTTGACTGACAAAGTGCAGCGACAAGCAAGACCTGCTTACAAAAAAGCATATGAAGTTGAGTTAGACGCTGCACCGTTTGCAAGTATGGCAAAAAGTAAAGTCATCCAAGACGCTTATAAAAAAGCTGTTGATATTGCTGACATTGATCCAGATTTCGACATTTCCAATATGCCTAAAGATTTAAGTAAGTTTTTTGGTGATGAGATGAAACGCGGCGGCTACGTTGGTATGCCAACTGAGGTTGCCCATGAAATTAAAAAAGGGCTTGATGTTTTAATAGAAAACGAAAGCGAGGCAATAACCGGCAAATTAACAAAACGAGGCGCTGCGCTTAATAAATTAAAAAATACTTGGAATAGAGAAATAATAAAACAAAATGACGCTTACCGAATAGCTAATGAGCAATTTGCAGATAATGCACGTTTAAAAGATGCTTTTAAATCTGGTTTTGATTTTACAAAAATATCAGAGCAAGAGCTTGTTAAAAAAGTAAGTAAAATGAGCGCCCCAGAAAAGGAAGCCTTGCGTGTTGGTTTAGTAAGCCAGATTGAAGAATTAGCTTCAAAAACTGGTGATGCCACAAACTTTGTTAAAACCGTATTTGGCACACCTCGTAAACGCGCTGCATTGCGTTTGGCTTTCGATAATTCTGAGCAATTTGCAAGGTTCGAAAAAGCTATAAAGTTTCAAGTAGATAAAATGAAAACTACTAGAAAAGTTACTGGTGGTTCTGAAACAGTAGAGCGCAAGGTTCAATTAGACGATGGCGGTATGGATGCGTCAAGCGTGTTGAATGTTGGAACGCAAGCATTTTTAGGAAATATCCCAGGCGCAGCAATGTCAGGTGCTCAAAGAGCCGCTTCACGTTTGCAAGGTTTAAATGAAAAAAGTGCGGGTCGTATGTCTCAAATGCTTTTTGAAACTGACCCAAGGATGCAGCAAGGTATTCTGAACCAATTGCAGCAAAGACAAATTTCAGACGCAGAAAGACAGCGTAGGCTTTTAAGGCGTCCAGAAGTCTATTCTGGATTTTTAGGCGCAACAAGTGGGCTTTTAGCAGGTCGTGATTAAGTAAGGGCAAAGCATGGAAATAAAACCTAAAACGGAACAAGAAATATCTGCAATTGTCCAAGACGCTATGCAAAGCGCAGTTGATTTTGTTGAAAGCGAGATAAGCGACACAAGATTGAAAGCGCAACGCTATTACGATGGTGAGGTAGACATTGGTTATGAAGATGGCAGAAGCAAGGTGGTTAAAACGAGCGTCAGAGATATTGTGCGCAGCGTCAAGCCGTCGATTATGCGTGTGTTTATGTCTACGACCAAAGCAGTTGAGTTTATGCCGCGTGGCCCAGAAGATGTTGCAATGGCAGAACAAGCCACAGACTTTATCAACCATGAGTTTAACAGGCTAAACGGCTACCGTGTTTTATCTGATGCAATCCATGATGCGCTTGTGAAAAAGCAAGGTATTATAAAGGCATACTATAAAGACTATCCAACAGCAAAAATATATACATTATCAAACCTTTCTGAAGATGCTTTAACGTTGGCAACAAACGATGATGACGTGGAAGTTCTAGAGCAAAGCATGGAAATGCGTATGCAAATGGATGAGTTTGGTATGGACATAGAAGCGCCGGTGTTTGAGGTAAAGCTTAGTCGTTCTGAAATGAAAGGCGATCTATGCATAGAAAGCGTACCGCCCGAGGAATTTTTTGTAAATCGAGATGCTAGAACAATAGAGGACGCATACATTGTAGCGCACAGAACTGATATGCGTGCTGGTGATGTGATTGCAATGGGTTACGATCCCGAAACTGTTTATAACCTTGATGGTTTAACTAGCGGCTCAGAAATCACAGAAGCAGAGGTGCAAGCACGGCAAGGGTATGATGAAAACTTTGCAGATGAAGATGAGCAAGACCCTGCAATGAAAAACATAACCATAACAGAAGCTTATATGCGTATGGACGTTGATGGTACTGGCATACCTGTTTTGCATAAGTTTTTGTTAGGTGGCACAGGATATGAATTATTAGACTTTGAGCCTTGCGATGAAGTGCCAATGGTCAAGCTAGAAGTAGACCCAGAGCCTCACAGTTTTTACGGACGTAGCCTTTGTGAGCTGATTGCAGATGATCAGGACGCAAGCACAGCAATATTGCGTGGCATACTCGATAACGTAGCTTTAACCAACAGCCCTAGACTTGGGTTTTTAGAAGGTAGCGTTAATGTAGAAGATTTAATGAACGCTGAGATTGGCGGCTTGGTTAGAATGAGGCAGCAAGGTAGCATACAAGATTTAAGCGTTCCGTTTACTGCGGGTCAGACACTTAGCGCCCTAACCTACATGGATAAGCTTGTAGAGCAAAAAACAGGCGTTACGCAAAACCTAGCGCTTAATCCTGATGCATTGCAATCCACAACGAAAGCAGCCGTTACAGCAAGCGTAGAAGCAGCCGCTGGGCAAGTAGAAGTAATGGTACGAAATTTAGCTGATGGGCTAAGAGACTTGTTTAAAATTGTTCTGCGTATCATGCACAAAAACTTCAATGAAAAGAAGATGATGC